CAATCAGGATATTCAACAGGCTGTTCTTAAATCCAAAAGTCTTCTTACATACAGAGGTTAACAGTGCTTGAAATGTACATGATTCAGGGAGCCTTTGGTTATGGCTGCTACTCTGAAGTTCTTGTTGCGGCCGACAGTTCGGAAGAGGCTCTGGAAATTCTTCTCAAGGAAGCTACTACAGAGCCTGATCTGTATGAAAGTTATACTCGTTTCCCTGAAGATATCACTATCACCAAGTGGGGAACCCTTTCCAAGGGAGTTATCAGTGCCAGTGGCACTGATTGTTAATAACTGATAGACTTTCCGCATGACATTCTTAGGTGAGTTACGTCCATACCAACAAGTAGCGTCTTCTCTGATCACCGATCGGGGTAAGGCGCTACTTGCATTGGATCTTGGTACAGGAAAGACTATTGTTTCCATTGCTGCTATTGAAGAACTAAGAGAACAGGGAAAAGTAAAGTGCGCGCTTCTGATTATGAGTTCCAGTCTGACAAAGCAGTGGGAGCAGAGGATAGAACAGTTTACGGATTCGTCTGCAATAGTGGTAGACGGGTCTATCTCTCCGAAGAAACGATCGATTATCTGCGAGCAAATTTTGTCCGACCCTCCCGACTATATCATTATGGGTTTACGTCAAGTAGTCTCGGATTTGCCGTTCATACGAAAGATCAATCCGGATCTTGTCCTTGTGGACGAAGTGACGAGCATCAAGAACTTCGGTACACAGCAGACGAAGGCAATAAAAAAGCTCAAGAGTACGTACAGGATCGGCTTAACTGCTGAACCTGTAGAGAACGGCAAGGCAGAAGAACTTTTTTCCATAATGCAGTGGATTGATCCTGAGGTACTGGGTGACTGGAGAGAATTTGAGGACAATTATATAATCCGCAATTCCTATAACATCATTACAGGCTATAAGAATGTGCCTGAATTGAATAAGCAATTGATGACTGCGTGTATTTCAAAGCGCAGATATGATCCTGATGTCGCAGAGTTTATGCCAACCGTAGAAGAATTTAACTGCTATGTGGAGATGGACAGTGGAACAAAACTTATTTATGACTTCATCGCAAGAGACCTGCTTAACGAACTCTATAACGCCGGACCCTCAGCAAGTAAAGATCTTGCTGGCTACTATGCGGGAGCCAAAGATTATTCCTCCATGGTCGGATTATCAGGCGTCACTAGCAGGTTACTTGGCCTGCTACTACTGCTCGATGATCCTACGTTGTTAGCAAGCTCTGCACGGGCGTATGAGGACCCCGCAGACCCTAGGGGTAGTAAGTATGCACACTCCCTCTGGAAGGCCGGGAGAATGCCCTCTGAGCCCTTCCTAGGGGCAAAGCTGGAAGCATGCCTGGAACTGGCTACGGGATATCTGGAAGAGAACCCAAAGCACAAGGTTATTATCTTTGCCAGATTCAGGGGAATGCTGCCGCTGCTTCAGCAAGGACTTGACAAATATGATTCGGTATTATTTCATGGAGGTTTGAATGGAAAACAAAGAGGAGAAGCCATCTCGGCTTTCACAACTGACCCTGACGTTAGACTCTTCATATCCTCTGACGCAGGCGGATATGGAGTGGATCTCTACGCAGCTTCGCACCTCATCAATTACGATCTTCCGTTATCTTCAGGAACTTTCAAGCAACGGAACGGACGACACGTTAGAGCTTCTAGTACGTTTAGACACGTCTACATCGATAACCTGCTTGTCCGATCTAGTATTGAAGAATACCAATTGACGCGGCTGAACTACAAGGCTAGAGTAAGCCAAGGTGTACTGACCGGAATGTCAGAGGCAGATGGTAGAGTTACTAATGATGCCGAGACTCTGACACAATTTCTGAAAAACTATTTTGGAGAACAATAATGCCTAACGTACTTGATGGTGTGGAATACCGTACCCTTCAGGTTAAGTTCCCGTCATGGAAGGCGGAAGAGAATTACACTATTTGGCAGGACTGTGGAAATATTACTGAGTTCCCCTCCGGGACTGAGTTCCGTGTCAAGTCTGTCATTAGTTATGTGGTGACGGATTCCTTTGACAAGCGCGTCCTTATTTCCAAGGACAAGACTGAGGCTATGGCCAAGGTATCTTCTATGCTTGCAGAGGATAAGTTTGCCACAATCCGTAAGGAAGAGGCTGCTTCTCCCGGAATTGCCGACTACCTTTCCGACAAAAATGTACAGTTCAAGATGTCTAAGTCTGGCAAGTGGCTGAATCCTCCGCACTTTGGTGGAACTGCTATTGGTTCTGCTATTTATTTCCGTATGCGTCCTGATACATATTTCTCTGTGAGCCTTAAGACAGGTATTTCTCAGGCCGTACTGACATTCGATGATGTGGAACAGCTGGCTGCATATGTTGACAGGCAGCTCCGCACTTCGGACAATGACCTCACCATTACAAGGAGACCGTATGGAAACACCCTCGGATAATCCAGCAGTAAAGGCCAAAGTAGCGGCCTACCTGCTTCTGAACAGTGAGATTGCTGAACGCAAGGCAATGCAGGACAAACTGAAGAAAGAACTGGACCCCTATCTTCTGGCAGCGGACACCAATGCCAGAGGTTCCCATGTGATACCGTTCGCAGAGTCTCTGGTGGTTGGGGACAACCGTTATGCGAGCTTGCAGAAGGTACGGAAAACTGCTAAGGTTCTCAACGAACAGCGCGTCATCGACTTTCTGATGGAGCGTGCCAACAGCGAGGATGAACACTGGGCAGGCTGGGATGATCTTGTCTCCAACTCTGGTGTCATCGTGACTGTACAACACGTTGATCAGGATGTACTGTGGGACCTGTTCGTACAGGACATGATCAGCAAGGAAGAAATTGACAGTTTCTTTGATGTCAATGTAACCTGGGCTTTCTCGCCCACAAAGGAATAATCCAACAAAGGGGATAGCGTTGCGCAAGACGGTTGCAGGATTCGGTGCTGGTCTGGTTATGCTGATGGGCGCTTCTGCCTGCGGTACTGGCTACAATAACAACGGCTATGATACGGTTGTGCAGTACGGTTACTATGACCACCTGCATCACTATCACTACTACGCCACTCCGAGAACTGTGCATGTCACGAACAGTTATTATATCCATCACATCTACCAGTACGAGCCGCATGGCACTCAGCACACTGTGAAGCCTGTGGTCCCCCGGACAACCGCTACAAAGAAGAGTCGTCTGAGCAGCATCTTCAAGCGGAAGAGTACAAGCTCCACGTATCGTCGTACATACCGCCGTCGCTGATTGTCTTTAGTCGTTCCCCTGCTGATCCGTTCCCAGCAGGGTAGCGGCTATGGATTATCAGAGGAGAGAATATGGCTTCGCGAGTAGCAAGACAGTTCACCATTGAGGAGTTGGAGGAAGAATACGATCTGCCTTATGGTGGGGAGCTTTCTTTCGAGAGAATTGACAAGCATCGCTGGTATACAATATGCGAAGTGGTTTTCAGGGCAGATGATGGCCTTACCTATATGGTGGATTATATGGAACCAGCCACCGAACAACAGGAAGGCCAGGACCGTTGGTTTATTGACAATTACACCAATGAAACTGTGCTGGGTATCCGGGTTGAGCCTAAGGAAATAACTACCACAAAGTGGGTGCCAGTTGTACAAGATCGGACAGAGACTGACCAATGAGCTGGAAGTCAGCTATGGGCAGGCAGTGATCATTGAAATTCTGGCCAGTTTCTATGACGCTGAGGAAGACCAGAATTATTACATTATAAAGTGCCGTGAAGCTGAGGGGGTTTGGGGTTGGTACACACAGGACGAACTTGATCTGCGCAGCACTCAACACCTTGAGAAATACTGGGAAATAGTTAAGGATTCCGAATGAGTTATTTGAGTCATAGTACACAACGTAATATCCCATGGACCTACCATGCTTCCTTTCCTAAGAGAGCTGTAAAGAAAAGGGATGAAACCTATGCCCGCGCTATTGAATGCGGCTGGAATAATCCGGAACGCCTGAGGGATTGTCTGACTATTTACAAATTCTCGGATGATGAGAAGACTATCACCCTGCTTCCTGAAACCGCGTGGCCTAATGAGTGATACCGATTTCTTCAGATACTACCGTGATGACGTTGTTGCTGTTGGAATGTACAGTTCTCTCAAGAATGCCAGATCTGGAGTAACGTACGCTAAGAAGCTTGACGCCAAATATGCAGACAGGTGGCCAGAGAAGTACGGTCCTGGTCGTGTCTATGTCATTCAGCAGTTGACAGCTCAGGACAACGAGCTAGTATGGGAAGACCTGGAAGAGGAGGTATATACATCTTGAACAGTTGGTACCATGCTGTGTCCGCATCACATAAATACGGAGGTACCCCAGAAGACTATCTTCCTATTGAGGAGTTCATTGATTCCTCTAAGAAGACATTCGGGGATTACCGTCACCGTGCCATGTATCATCACACTCTGGGTGTCTACCTGTGTGAGGATCTGTTCGGCAAGACTATTTCTATCCAGAAGAATACAAAGACAATTCAAGTGCCTGTTCGTCTTATAGCAGAGCGGCATATTGTAGAGGATCTGGGATTCCTTCCAAGTCCTGAGCACTATCTGAGACATCTTCCTTACAACGATGACTCCACTCGTTGGATGTCCGGATCTGTCCGTAAGGAAGTCGGCAATTTCAATGAGGTATTTACAACTGAGGAGAGTAATGTCTGATAAGACTAAGTTCATGGGTTTGCCCGTTGAGGGTGACGTAACCTACGGAGGACGGTACCGTGCTGCGCAAGAGCCTGTTGAGAATCTGTATGTTTATTTCAAGAACGCTTTCGACAAGGGCGTAAAGGCGGTTATGTGGACACAGTACACTCCCGGATTCAATGACGGGGACCCCTGTGAATTCACAGTATGTGACGCCAGGCTGACCACTAATCCCCTGGTTGCTGATGCATGGCTGGAAGACACTTATCCAGATATGGCGGTTGCTTATCCTGGGAATGAGTACGATTACTATGATGAGTACCTGTACGAGCCGTGGGGAGAGCATCCGGATGGCAATCATATAAATGACATCAGCATTCCTGTTTCCGCTGAGCGTTTTGAGGATGCTCTTGACGGAATTTTCGGAAACGACACCAAGGTAGTCGTAACTCCTGAGCGTGTTGTACAATTCGAATATGACTGCGGGTACTGACATGTCCACGCTTGTAATCAGTTTTGAAGATCTTCCTACACTGCGGCTGGAACTGACTCCTGGACTTGAGGCAGCTCTCGAACAGTCGGATAAGGAAATGGACTGGCAACCGATTTATGATTATCTGTCCACAGAACTGGAAGAATGGGTAATGGCCAACTTCTGTATCGACGATACGAGAATCTATGGTGAGTAACTGGCAGGAACAGTTGTCCAAGGTGTTTCCGGGTTCCAATACTCCTTTGCTTTTTGAGCAGATAAGGAAGGTACAGGAGAAACACATAGAAGACTGGGATGCCAAGCCGTTTACTTTTCTGGTCAATGGAAAGGAACAGGAATTCTTTTCCATTGGCCAGTTGGGCAAAGCCCTGGGCAACCGGTCCCCTGTAACGATACGCAAGTGGGAACGTGATGGTATACTTCCCAAGTCCCCCTACACCAAACCGTCCCAAGATCCACGGGGTAGACGTCGTATGTACACCCGTGCTATGGTGGAGGGACTTATTGAGATAGCCAAACAAGAAGGAGTATTGTGGCCAGACAAAGGCAGGCGTCTAACGGAGACAATGTTTCAGCAGAAAGCGGTGAACTTGTTCCGGAAGCTGTTGCAGACGTAATTCCATTGGACAAGGTGACAGTGTCACCCCAGGGTGATATGCTGGAGATCACTTATTCAAGAAGCTGGGATCTGGCAGTTGTCCAGTATGAGAAGATGACTATATTCACCAGTATTAAGCGGATTGTTCCCAAGGATTCGGATCTTACCCTTGTGGGGGACCAGATTTCTGATATGCTGAATGAGATCCAGAGTGCGGACCTTTCATGGGCCCGTGCGATGACGAACAACAAGGGTTCTCTTATCACCCGAATTGTTCCACAACCCTGATAATCTCCGACCTAATATGCCCGAGTGCATTCTGATAAAGGAGTCCAATTAATGGCAAAGATCAACCGTACCCGTGTAACCGACACTGTCTCTGACCTTACTGAGGATGAGCAGGATGAGATGGACGCTAACCCGTACGCCGCTCCCGAGATGAAGCGGGGCGGGGTTACCCGTTCTGCTGTATCCTCTGGCTGGGGTGCCAAGCAGGAAGAGCGTACCGAAACTGTTAAGGCACCTGCCCTTAAGTTGAAGGACGCGGGTACTCGCGTTATCAAGATCCTTGATGGTGCTCCGCCTGTCAAGTACAAGCGCCACTATGTTAATTCCAAGAACAGGTACTTCACCTGCACTCAGAACCAGTGCCCTTTGTGCGCTGCGCGTGTTCGTGCTTCCTGGACGTTCATCATGAATGTTGTTGACCTGATCGACAAGCCTACTGAGGTCAAGGTCTGGACGTTCGGCACTGAGGTTTCTTCTCAGCTTCAGACTATTGCTGAGGAGAAGGCACCCCTTGACAGCCTGAATTCTTATTTCGAGGTTCGTCACGTCAAGGTTGCCGGGCGGTCCGCTCCCGGTACGAATGTAAACTTCCTGAAGAGCCGTGATCTTACTGAGGATCACTCTCTTGAGCCTCTGAACGAGGATGAGATCCTTGTGCTGAACGAGGATCGTTACGGTGCAGAGGTTGTTTGGATCAATGACAATGATTACCTTGAAGGCATCGCTGCTGAGGTTCTGGATTCTGACCGTATTCAGAAGCGGCAGAATGACTAAGGTTTGACACAAGAACCCCTGGCTGGTAGATTCTACTGGTCAGGGGTTCTTCTACTTAGGAGGTAACAATGGAATTCTACATGGTCCGGCATTACTGGTACAGCGGTTACAGTGCCGATATGGATGATGTCATGCCTTGTTCCACTTCTCAGAAGGGAATGGATTATCTGAGAACTGTTGTTGAGAACTTTGAAGGCTATTCAATGGAGACCGGACCTGATGGTTTCTACATAGCGATCAGGCGTGAAGGTGCATATGCTTATGATCACTATTATCTTGAGAAGATGGAAATGGATGTGGAACTTTGATAGAGGGGGTAATCCTTACAGAAGAGCAGTTGCGTAAGGAGGTAGCTTACTTTCTCAAGCAACCCGCTTTCTGTTTCGACATAGAGTCCATGAATGGTGCACTTCCTGATACCCGTGGTGTTCCCGCACACAACCGTGTGGTGTGGATTGCCATGGCTACTTATGGCCGCACTATTGTCATTCCTATGGGACATTCCAATGGGGATATTCTTCTTCAGCGGGCGCATAAGAAACGGAATAAGGAAACAGGTAAGTTCGAGGACTTCCCCCCTGTTTATGATGCTCCGCCTAAGCAGCTGCTTCCCAGTGTGGTTTATGAAATCCTCCGGCCGCTGTTCTTTTCCAGAATAATAAAGATCGCACACAACGCTGTTATGGACTTTGTTTCTCTGTTCGCAGGCTTCGGCGCAATTCCCGCTGGTCCTGTATTCGATACGATTCTTGCCCAGTGGGGACTTGACGAAAATATCGGACAGGTTGTCGGTGGTCCCAAGCGGCCCATGGACAAGAAACTGAAGACCCTTGTCAAGTGGTATTACCATGTGGATTATGACAAGGAAGGTGTTGGTAAGTGCATCGAGCTGTGGCCTTTCTCCAAGGTTGCCAGGTACGCCATGCTGGACGCATACCATGAGTGGTTGCTGTACCTGAAGTTCACCGAGATGCTGGCTACAGCAGGCATAGACGACCATATGGCGCTCGAAATGGAGTTGACCGAGGTTCTGTTCCATATGAACCTTGAAGGCGCTCCTGTGGACGTACAGGCGATCCGTGAACTGGAAGTCCTGCTTACCCGGAAGCTTGAGGAAATTGAGGGCAGGGTATACAAAGCTGCGGGGAAGATATTCAATGTCCGTTCTCCTAAGCAGAAGCAGGAGATCCTTTATGGTTTCAAAAAAGACGGAGCGCAAGGGCTGAAGCCCTGGAAACTTACTGATACAGGAAAGACCAGGAGAAACAAGAAAGAAACTCTGGATATCTACTGCTATTCTACGGACAAGGAAGCACTGGAAAGTTATCCGGAGAATGCATTGTGCCGGGTTCTTCTTGAATATCAGGAAGTCGCCAAGTTGCTGGGTACTTATGTTCTCGGATATCTGGGAGATCCTGATGACCCCAAGAAGCCCTGCCGTATTTTTGACGGGCGTATTCATGCGGACTTGGTCCAGTATGGAACGGTTACTTCCCGTTTCTCTTGTAGAGAACCGAATCTCCAGAATATTCCCCGTCCGGGAACCGAACTTGGTACTGCGGTCCGTGGTCTGTTCCGGGCCCCTGAGGGGTACAAGCTGGTAGTGGCGGATTACGCCCAGATTGAGTACCGGGTACTGGCTCACTACCTCGGAAGAGGAGTGTTGTATGATGGTTTTCATGCCGGTATTGACGCGCACAAGGCAACAGCTTCTTCCATGTACCAGGTTCTTGTAGAGGAAGTTGACAAGGAAATGCGTCAGGATTCCAAGGCACTGGGATTCGGTGTTCTCTTTGGTGCCATGGCTGCCAAGATTGCTGCGACAATGGATAAGCCGCTCCAGTACGCGGAAGAGCGGATCAAGGATTATGAGCGTACCCAACCAGAAGTCGGAGCACTGAAGCGCTGGGTGTGGAAGACGGCAAGGGCTCGGGAGATCCCTTCTATCAAGACCATTACCGGTTTCGAGCGAAGGGTATGGGATCTTGCCAGTCCTGAAAAGTGGAAGCGTCTGAAGGCAGAACGCCAGATATTCAATTCCCTTATCCAGGGCGGTGCTGCCGGACTTATCAAGATGGCAATGGTGCGTCTGCACAGAACTCTTCAGGCGGATTATGCAAAGCACAACAACCCTGAGGACAAGATCTCTCTTGTCCTTTCAGTACATGATGAGCTGGTTCTTCTTGCGCCGGATCACAGGGCAGAGGAAGCAAAGGCTATGCTGGAAGAAGCTATGACCGGACCGGAGATCCAGATTCTCAAGGTTCCGCTGGAAGCTGATGCCAAGATAGTACAACGTTGGTCGGAAGCAAAGTGACAAGGAGAAAATACAATGGCACAACCGGATACAAAGCAATGGCATGATGAGCGGCATAAGAACAATGAATTTCCGGGTACATGTAAGTGGTGCGCATTAGCAAGAAGGTAATATGACAGATCCTTTTGAAGAAGTGAGTCCTGCCGCGCCTATCAATCCGTGGCAGGAACTCAATATAAGATTTTCCCGTTCCATGCTGTGGGATATGCTGGGCCCTTATCAGATGATGAACAATTCTGCTCAGTACGGACAGAATCCGGCAAGCATGGATGTGCTGGAAGCAGAGGCCAAAGACATGATGGAACGAGAGTATTCCATGCTCCCTCTGGGCATGGATTTCGGACTTCTGTGTCTGATAGCCTCCGAAACCGCATCCTCCGTTCTTATGAAGAACGATGAGGACTTACAGCATCTTCCCCAGGAAGAGCTGATGAAATTCAGACAGCATAATATAAGACTCGGTACAACAATAGCCAAGTCCGTTGTATCTCACATGCTGCAAAAAGGATTAATAAAATACGGAGAACTTAATGAGTTTCTGGGCCAGTAAAATAAACGGGGAACAGACGGCACCCCCAGTCATTCCTTCCAGGGATATGTTCGGGCTCAATATACCCCAGCAGATTGCACAGCCTTCCGGTATCCAGGAGTACAAACCTGATGTGCGTCTTAAGCAGGGAAGCAACTGCCCGGACTGCGGCAGTGACAAGTACATGACTTTCGGTTCTTATGCGGTAGCCTGTGGTGAGTGCGGCTATCATCCCCGCTTTGAACAGTCCGGCCATGGGGAAAGAACCTTTAAGACAAAACCGGGAGAAGCAACACCAGCACGTCAGCCAGGTAATCATCAGACTATGCAAGGCGCTATTGCCACCCTTCAATCAGGTGGCGGAGACCATATCAATAACCTGTAAATCTCTCATCCCAGCGGAGTAGTATAACGTGACCAATACAATGAGCCCTTATCAGTCTTTTATAGCAATTTCCCGTTATGCCCGCTGGGATGACGAGAACAAGAGAAGAGAATCATGGGAGGAAAGTTCCGACAGATATCTGACTTTCCTTTCTGATCATCTTCAAGCCGATTATTCCTATGATCTTTCGGATGAGCTTCCATTCCTCAGAGACAAGTTCACAGGAATGGAAGCTCTCGGTTCCATGCGTGCTCTGATGACAGCAGGCCCAGCGCTTGACCGTTCCAATATTGCCGGGTATAACTGTGCATATCTTCCTATTGATGATGAAGTAGCGTTTGATGAACTGCTTTACATACTTATGAACGGAACCGGGGTCGGCTTTTCTGTAGAAAAGAAATACGTGGATAAGTTACCCGTAGTCGGGCGTGAGACAGATCTTCGTACCATTGATTTTCATGTGGTTGTAGAAGACTCCAAGGAAGGATGGGCAAAGGCCCTGAGAGCCGTTGTAAAGACCTTGTACGTTGGCCTGGTGCCCACGTGGGATGTCAGTGCTGTTCGGCCCGCAGGCAGCCGTCTGAAGACGTTTGGGGGCCGTTCCAGCGGACCCGAGCCCCTGGTGGAACTGTTTGAGTTCACCTCCAGGATCTTCCTGAATGCTATAGGCCGCAAGTTGACTACCCTTGAGGTATTTGATATTGTCTGCAAGATTGCGTCTGTCGTAGTTGTGGGTGGTGTCCGTCGCTCCGCTCTCATTGCCCTGACAGATTTGGATGACAAGTCTCTGGCCACTGCCAAGTCAGGAGACTGGTATGTTGATCATGGTTACCGTGGACTGGCCAATGTTTCTGCTGTGTACAATGAGCGTCCAACTCAGTCTGTATTCATGCAGGAGTGGAAGACTATTTATGATTCAAAGTCAGGCGAGAGAGGTATTTTCAACAGAGAAGCCTCTCAGAAGCAGGCTGCCAAATACGGAAGACGCTTAGCGGATATCCAGTATGGTACCAATCCGTGTTCCGAAATTATTCTGCGTCCTTATCAGTTCTGTAATCTGTCCACTGTTGTAGTAAAACCCGAAGACAGTCTTATCGATCTGGTGGAAAAAATCAGGGCGGCAACTATCTTCGGAACTATTCAGTCAACTCTTACTGATTTTAATTACCTTCGCCCCATCTGGCGAGAAAATACAGAAGAGGAAAGACTTCTGGGTGTCTCCATGACAGGACAAATGGGGCACCCTGTACTGAATGGTTCGGAAGGCTCAGAAGTTATGAACGCGTGGCTTGACCAGCTTCGTAACTACGCTGTATATATCAACCAGGCATGGGCAAAGGCGCTTGATATCTCTCCTTCTGCTGCGGTAACCTGTGTGAAACCGGAGGGTACTACATCTCAGTTGACCAATGCGGCTTCCGGTATGCACCCCTGGCATTCTGAATACTATGTCCGCAGAGTTCGCGGAGACAAGAAAGATCCTCTGACTCGTCTGATGATCGATGCAGGAGTTCCATGGGAAGACGATGTGATGAATGCCTCTGCTGTAGTATTCTCCTTCCCGATAAAGGCTCCTGATAGTGCCATTACCCGTAAAGATCTTACTGCTGTAAAGCATCTGGATCTGTGGTTGTCCTATCAACGGCACTTTACAGAGCACAAGCCGTCTGTTACTGTTACTGTGCAGGAAGACGAATGGCTGGAGACAGCAGCCTGGGTATGGAATAACTTTGATGAGCTTTCCGGGGTTGCTTTCCTCCCCTATTCTGATCATGTTTACCGGCAGGCACCCTATGAGGACTTGACAAAGGAACAATATGCTGAGATGGTAGAGGCCATGCCGAAGGAGATCCCATGGGATGAACTCAGTTGGTATGAGCTGTACGACCAGACAGTTGGCTCACAGACTTTGGCCTGTACAGCAGACGGAGGATGTGAGACAGTAGATCTTGTCTAGGAGGATGGTATGCAGAAAAAGGAAATTGTAGTAAAAGCCAGGACTCTGCGGATAACCGGCAAATTTCGTGAACCTTACTGCATGGAACTGCTTGACACCAGCACACTTATAGTTTCCCTCATGGTAATAAAGGACTGTTCTTATGAACAGCACACCAAGAACAACCTGGATAAGCTTATCCGGATGCTCCTTAATGCGGAGCTGGATCACTGATTGACGTTGACGTACAGGACTGGTAGAGTTGTCTTCTACCAGTCCTTACGCTATTTATGGGAGATACTTTTGACTGAATCCATTGATGTTTTCATGGCACGTATGAACAAGGAATTGGAAAAGGAAGGTAAGCCCCTTCTTACCATGGCATCGGGGTTAGGGGTACCGAAGAAATTCACCACAGGATTACTGTCCCTGGATGTAGTAACCGGAAGAGGATGGCCAGGTAATCAATGGGTGGAAGTTTATGGTAAGGAGAGTAATGGCAAGACTTCCATTATCATGCACACCATTGCGGCCAATCAGAAAATCGATCCTAACTTTATGACGTTCTGGCTGGCTTCCGAGCACTATGATATGGAGTGGGCGGAGAAGAACGGAATAGACAACAGCAGAGTTGTAGTGATGTCCACCAATAATATGGAACTTGCCTACCAGAGTATTCTTGACGCCGCTTTCTCTCATGAATTCGACTGCATTGTACTGGACAGTTATCCAGCTCTTGCAGCATCGGAGGAAGAAAAGAAAGACATGGATCAGAACACCATGACTCTGGGTGCGAGACGCACCGGACAGTTCTTCCGCAAGGTGGGTGGAACTTTCAGTGCGGAACGTCCTTATATCGGATTTTTTGTCAATCAATTACGGGACGCGGTAGGTTCGTTTTCTCCTTATGGAACACCTACCACAACTCCCGGAGGCAAGGCAAAGAACTATGCCTTTTACCAGAGAGTACTTGTTTCCCGGGATGACTGGATTGAAGAGAAGATAGACGGACAGGGAAAGGTAAAGGTAGGGCAGACCAATAAGTACCTGATGGAAAAGAACAAGGCATCTGCACCAAAGGCCGTGGCTATGGGGGACTTCTATTTCCTGGATTCCGATAAAGGATTCCATGCCGGGGAGTTCGATACGGTAAAAGACATCATCACCATGGCTGTACTGTTCAAGATCGTACGCAGAGGTGGCGCCTGGTTCAATTACACAACCGATGATGACGAAGAGCTGAAATGGCAGGGAAGAGATCCCATGGTTGAAGCTATTCGTAGTAATCTAGATCTTAAAGAAGAAATCTTCCGTAAGACTTTAGAGATTGCTACAACAAAGGGATAACCTATGTCCATAACAGGTGGAAAAGTAAGAACAGTCACAGGAAAATACATAAATTTCGTATCCGGTGCAGGAGAGACAGGTACAGTACAGTTTGTACCTTCTCTTCCTTCCCTGTCCGATGCGACTGACAGCCAGTTCCTGACAATATCTCCTTTCGAGGCAGTGCTTCCGGGTACTCTGGGAGGTTCCCCCAACAGCAGCGGTCCAGGTACTTTCAGCATCACTCTGCCCTGCACCGACAACACCGAGTTGCATCCTGGCGGGTTCACCTATACCATCATCGAAAGAGTTACGAACATGGCGAACCGTATCACTAAGGGGGTCTTGCTTCCTTACGGGGATGGCAGTACAGTGGACCTTACAGTGATACTTGAACCGTATATCTAAAAGAGGAGATAGCAATGGAGTTCCAGGCGTGGCCCAGCATTCCCCGTATGAGCAAGGAGCGGGCCACTGTAACAGAGAAGATCGACGGTTCCAATTCGGCTGTCCGTATCCGTCCTTTCGATATGCATGAGGACAGTTCACAGCAGGTTGACACAGTCTCTATCGATGGAGAGCAGTACACTCTGTGGGCTCAGTCCCGTAAGCGACTTCTTCAGCCTGTGAAGGAGAAGGATAACTTCGGTTTTGCCCGTTGGGTGTACGACAACGCACCTGCTCTTGTCCGTGTGCTCGGTCCTGGTGACCATTTCGGAGAGTGGTGGGGTTCAGGTATCCAGCGGGGTTACGGGCTCAAGGAGAAGCGTTTCAGCCTTTTCAATGCTCCCCGCTGGCAGGAGCTGATCAAGTCTGACGTTGCCACTACAGAAATTCCCAATCTGTACACTGTTCCTCTGCTTTACTCAGGCCCGTTCTATGACTTGAATGTTGTGGAGTTGCGGGAGATGCTGTACACTCAGGGTTCCAAGGCGGTTCCTGGTGGACGTGCAGCAGAAGGCATGGTAATCTACCTCCGAGAGCTGAACGCGAGTTACAAGGTGCTCTTGGAGAACGATGACATCCACAAGTGGCAAGTAGGTGAGTAAGCAATACCGCATAGGTCAGCATCTGATCAAAGACAGGCGCTGGCTTCGTACAGTTGCAAACAGGTGGCGCAAGTACAATTGTTCTTGCGGACGGCATAATATGCGAGGAGACAAGTAAATGCTTATTACGGTGGCATGGATCGGTGGCGGCATTATTTACGTGATCGGCTTCTGCACGTCTATGAATGATGTGCTGGAGAATGGTCCTAGCCTTGAGGACTTCCGTAAGAAGTATGGTAAGGATCTTGGTGTTACCCTGTGTGGGTTCCATCACGGTTTCAAGGCCGTTGGTTGGCCTGCGTTTGGTGGTCTGATGTTCGGCTATGGTCTCATTCGTGACACCATTCGCCTGACGCTTGGCAAGACTCCGAAGAACAACGAGAAGTAAGGTTTTAACTTGGCTACCATAAAGGATAGCCAGAGGCAGGAACGCCGGTTAGCTAAGGAGCTAACCGGCTCTGTCAATTCTGGCTCAGGTAATGGCTGGCTCCGTAAAGGAGACGTAAGAACAGAGAATGAACTGTTCGAGCTGAAGATAACTTCGGCGAAATCATATTCCCTTAAAGACAGTGAACTTGAAAAACTAACCAATCAGGCACTGCTAGATGGACGAATTCCAGTTTTCATGATAGAGTTCAAATCTACTGGTAATTCTTGGGTAATCCTTTCTAAGGATGATTACCTTTCGTTAAGGGAAGAAGTAAATATTGGTAATGAAACTGCGTAGCGTAGCTCCACAATGGTTTCACGATGATCCCGACAGAACCGCTAAATGTGTATTGTTCCCTGCTACGGCGGAATATGATCCGTGGTATGAAGAATCAGATGACCCTGATACCTCAGACGATATGGCAGAGGCCAAGGCCATCTGCAATGGTACTTATGATGGCAGACCTTGCCCTCTCCTCCAGTCCTGTCTTGAGTTCGCATTGGTGAACAATGAAAGATGGGGAGTATGGGGAGGAAAATCTCCGGAGGAGCGGGCAAAACTAAGAAAGGAAAAAAGAACTTGGCAATCAGCTCAGGATGGGGACCGAAGCTAACAGGAAATCTGGCCAACTATGCCAATGCTTCCAAGGGAACAATTCTCCTGGGAGATATACAGGCACATATGCTCAAGGAACATGCGAAGCCCTCTGCACGTCGTCAAGACGTTGTACACCCTTCTGAGACCGTGAAGGACACCTGGTGCCCCCGAGCCACCTACCACAGGATTTTGGCCTGTAGAGAGGCGTCTGACCCCTTTCTCAAGCCTGCTGAGAGCGTAGGTGTGCAGCTGCTGAACATCTTTGACGAAGGTCACTACATCCATGACAAGTGGCAGCGTCGCCTGTGGGATATGGGACTCCTTAAAGGACAATGGGAATGTATAAGCTGTGGAGGTAAGTTCAATGGTGTGTCTCCTGAGAAATGTCTGTCCTCTGCATGCGGAGCGGGCAAGTCATTTCTCAAATATGCCGAAGTAGGACTTCAAGCGCCTGAGTATCTTATATATGGACATGCCGATGGAGCTGTTCCCGCTCTGAACGCACTTATAGAGATAAAATCGGTGGGCCCTGGTACGGTTAGAATAGAAGCACCTGATATATACACAAAGAATTCCAATGGGCAGATGACAGACCTTCAAGGTTTGTGGAAGGATATAAAAGAACCATTTCCTTCACATGTAAGGCAGGGACAGCTCTATCTTGCGTTGTGTTCTTTAATGGGTCTGCCCTATGATCAGATTATCTTCATTTATGAAGCCAAGTTCAATCAGGGTGTCAAGGAATTTGCTGTTAAGTACGACCCTGAAGTGTCAAAGAGCGTTCTAAGGAATTGCTCCGATATTGTTGCCGCTCTGGAAGAGGTCCGTCCAGATCCGGAGTGCCCTACTGGAACTACATGTAAGGACTGTGAAAAGTATGGCCAGAAGAAGCCCAATTCAGAGCGGATGGTTAGAGAACACGACTCTGAAAGAAAAGCCATCAGAAGACCAACCAGTGCTTCCACCAGGATTGTCAGATCTTCCTGACGATCAGTTGATGGATCTGCTGGTCGAGTTCACCAACTGGACAGGATATGCGGGATATCAGGTTGCCCTGAACGAGATCGCGGAGCGTAAAGCGGAAAGACAGCTCCAACGCACTTTCGACCGGTTCAGTATTATCCACAAGAAAGAGAAGACCGTGTCCGCCACCAAGGCCATGGTCCAGCAGGAAGAGGAATACCTTGACGCGGAAGACGCTGTGGAGTATGCTTATGCCCTGACGAAACTTTCAAAAAGCGAGTATAACCACCTGGAAGCTGCCGGAAAGGTAGTATCCAGGGAACTTTCACGAAGAATATCACGACGTGAAATAGACAACCGCTCAGATAAGTATTCAACCTGAGGAGAAAAGTGGTAGCAGCAGTAAAGGGTAAGAAATACAGAAATGTGGAGATCAGAGATGAAGTTTATACAGTAGTAAAGATAGACCTGCATACACAGGAAGTATTCCTGAAACCGCAATCCAAGGGGCATGTGTTTCCTGTTGATCTTTCCACTTTCCAGCACAAGTTTGTATTAGAGGAGCGCTAATAAATTGAAGCTTACAGTACTGGCTTCTACCCATTTTGAAGATCTGCCGGATTCTGTTATTGATACAGAGTTCGGCAGATTCCATAAGGGAGAGCCTTTTAATTCTTCAGAACGTGTAGCCCATTTTGCTGGGCGCTCCTGTTATCAGTCATGGCAGATGCCTAATATCAATACGGCAACCGACTACGGTTATATAGGAAATATTATTGCTCAGAGACATTTCTCTGTTCTTGAGCATGCCAGCGTAACCTTCTATGCTGAAGGTGTCAGCCGGAATATGACTCATGAGTTGATCCGGCACCGATGCCTGAGCTACAGTGAACTGTCACAGCGTTTCGTAGATATGAGCAATGCTTATTTGGTAGTACCTCCTGCCGTACGTGATGCCTACAGGGAAGACGATCCTAATCTTCCGGTGAATGGTATGCAACCGCTGCTTGAAGAGGAGTCCGATGCCTACTCAGTTGTGGTTGACAACCTTTCAGCCATGGGCAAGAGCCGTAAGGAAGCGCGCGAGGCTGCAAGATTTTACTTGCCAAGCGGTATGGAGACCCGTATAGTAGTCACAGGCAATCACAGAGCATGGCGCGAGATGCTTCAGAAGCGCTACAGTGTTCACGCGGATGCCGAGATCAGAGAGTTTGCAGCATTGGTACTGACAGAGCTGCGTAGGATGGCTCCGGCTATCTATCAGGATTTTCCGGACCAGCCGTTTGACTAATCTGGAGTAACGACTCGTAACTATTAGGAGAAATATGGAACCGCAGTTGAAGTTTGAAAACGCCTTTCTTGTTGACTGCTTTTCTCTCGACAAGTTCGTAGCCATTCACCTGGAAGGTTTCGGCATGTCATGGCGTTCCCTTGACACTGGGTGCGATGGCTACCATAATGGCAGTATGGTATCGGCTTCAGTAACATTCGGCGTGGAGATCGAGGATGACGATTATCAGGATTTCGATCGCTGGCTGCTTGGTGCGGGCCCATTCTGCCTTGATCCTGAGGACGCCAGTTATTCGTATGAATCTCCTGGAATTCATCACATGTTGCAGTGGCTCTGTAATATGGGCAGGATTCCTCAAGGAACGTACGTAGTACACCTTTGGTGGTGATTCAAGTGGCGCCTTCAAGTGATTTCTGTACTTGTGGGCATCCCAGACACAGACATGGTTCCCGGGATGGCGGCAACAAGAACATCAAAAGGTGCTTCCATCCCGGATGTCGCTGTCTGAGTTTCAAAGAAGCAAAATGAAAGTATTCATACAAGGAAAGCGGGATACATCCAATGGAGCCGGTTAGCTGGATCAAGCACAAGTACTCCTGCCCCAAGCAGCGGGGACGTTACAACGGCAGCACCCGTAACGGTCCGCCCAAGAAGCGCAAGAAGACTCCTAACAAGATCAGGCCCACCCAGCGCCGTGTGAAGATTCTTACAGCTCAGGGCAAGGTTGCGTGGGACTGGCAAGCAGTGTAGAGTAGTCTTACACCAACCAACGAGGGGAAACAATGGGGAAGCGTAAGAAGCACGATGATCCAATCAATATGTCTGCGGAGCAACTTGCCAAGGACGTAAAGTTGGTAGACGACGCGTACAAGAACAGCGAGCCGGGACTAAAGCCCACTGTAGTAGTTCCACTGGTAGAGCCGAAGCCCAAGGAAAAGAAGCACCGTAAGAAGTAATCAGGTGAAAGGGACTATCGAAAGGTAGTCCCTTTCTTATTTAGGAGAATAGTGGAACGCTTAACAGTTATGGTTGACCATAACCATGACGTATTCATTACCTGGATTGAGGGCGCTGCCTCAGGAACTCTTACCCTAGATCCGGAACACGCTATTGAGATAGGCCGATGGGGCGAAATGGCCAAAATACGAGGCGAAATGGACAAACTACGAAAGGCAGTTCAGGAAAATGACACATATAGTACTGACAGGATCTAGGGATTGGCCAATCAGCAAGGCACATCTCATTTGGGATGCTCTCAGAAAGATTGAGAAGTCACATGAGATGGACTGGCCCTGGTCAGAGGTGGTTTTGCATCATGGGATGTGTCCCTATGGCGGAGCGGACCTTATAGGGGCTTCCTGGGCTTCCGGAGCAGACTGGCGGATAATTCCGCATCCTCCCATAAAGAATACTGGTTGGGCGTTCGCCAAGCGCAATCAGGAGATGATTGACCTGAATCCTGACCATGTAGTAGCGTGCTTCCTGGAAGGCGCGGGAAACCGGGGGACAACCATGACCTATAACATGGCTGTCGATGCGGGACTCAAGGACCGAATCATAGAGGTGCGCGGATGAGTTTCGAATATACTGCCAGGGAAATGCTTCAGAATTACGGAATCGTACCAAGTTCAATAGAGACTATTCTCAGTACTTATAGGGAAGAACTGTACATTGCACTGGAAAAACTCTTTCCCAATGACAATGCTTCTGCTGGGGATGTTCTCGCTTGTCTTTATGGAGGAATAGAATAGTGAATGCTCTACCTAAGCCTGAATCCCTGTTTCTTGGTATTGACCAAAGTTACAGCGGATTCGGGCTGGTGGTATTAGATAACAATGGCCATTGCCATCAGAAGAGTTTACTGAAATACCCGTTGAACAAATTCAAAGATGAGGGCGCGAGACTGGTTAAGATCTATGATGATCTGATCATGCATTTTTCTTTTCACTCCTTGTCTGAAGCTACTATCCATATAGGAATGGAAGGCTATGCCTACGGAGCAAAACTCAACAGAGAAAAGCTCGGAGAACTCGGAGGAATTGTCAAACTCACCTCAAATCTCGTATTTGGTATTACCCCCGTCAGCATTGCTCCGACAAATCTCAAGAGCTTCCTTGCCGGGTCCGGCAAAGCAAGCAAGAAAGCTATGGTCAGCGCAGTACAAAAACTGGACCCTGAAATCACAGATGACAATTTAGCAGATGCTTACGGTATTGCCTGTTATATGTTATACTCGTCTTAGCAACTCCTCCTTTATTGCTATCTCCCTCCCTGGACCCTCTCACCGATATAATGGTGAGAGGGTCTTTTTATCTGTATAATCGAATTAAAACATGAATTAAAAATTTGGAGAAAAATATGGTAGAGAACACGAACCACAATGAGGTTCTGCTTAAAGTAAAGTCAGCCTCTTCCGCATCATCTCTCGCAGCAGCTATAGCCAATAACGTATATGCCAACAAGGACATCATTCTTCGTGCCATAGGCGCGGCTGCTGTCAATCAGTCCATGAAGGCTGTAGCCATTGCACAATCCTATGTAGGTCCGAGAGGACTGGTATTGTCATGCCGCCCCGGATTCACTACAGTTCAGATGGATGACGGAGAGATAAGTGCACTGATATTCAAAATAATTGTTTCTTAGCAAAGGGAGAGTACCGAATGCCAGCACAACCAGTGGACAATTCTTATCCGCAGTCCAGAACAGCTGAGTTCTCTTCTGGTGCCACAGGACTCACAGGGCAGGGCTCCACCCATTCTGTTCAGCAGATGGCACCCACAAGTTATTCACCCTCTTCGGTACTCTCACCTCTGGCGAGTAATCCCAACGGTATGAGTTCCACAACCTATTCACAAAATCGTGCCCTTAATTATTACCGTTCTTATTAGGAGAAACCATGGCAGAAGAAATCGGAACAGGAAGCCGTCCCACAATGGGAACATCCGCCGCACAGTTGTCCAGTGCAGGAAAGCCTGAACGCGGCCGTATGCGTCCCAAGGGTGGCGGAGGCAAGCAGGGGAATGCTCTGGAAGGGCCTACAGGGCACCGCAGAGCCTCTTTCGAGAAGATGGGGGCAACACTCCACCCAGCCGCTACCATGTACGCTCAGAACGCCGCTGAAGCCTCTGAGCAGTGCAAGCATGTGATCATGATGCCTTCCCGTAGTTCCTGGACGGATCAGTTCCGTTCAAAGGCACGTTACGCCCAATAAGCGTCTGTCCATGATATAATTCTCCTTAATTAAGGAGAATTATGTGTACATATCCTGACTGCTCACGAAAACTATATAATAAAACACACTGTAAGCAACATTACTTACTGATTAGACAGCAAGAAAATCCTGAGAAGTATACTTGTCCTATTGATAACTGTGAAAAACCTGTACATAGTATGGGTATGTGCCAGAGTCATCACGAGAAGGCCAAGTATGCTTCTAAAAGATTAAGTACTGATCAACAATGCAGCATAGATCACTGTGTGCTACCCAAACATGGGGATAGCTATTGCACTACGCATCTTTCTCGTTTAAGAAGAACAGGTAGTGTCAATCGTAATATTCATGGTAAAGCTTATGCTAGAGATGTTCCAGTAGGACATACGTTTATTAATCCGGATGGGTACGTGGAAGAGAAAGTACCTGAAGAATTCAGACGTAGAAAAAATAGTCCTTATGTTCTCCAGCACCGATATCGTATGGAATTAGCACTGGGCAGATCATTAGAAAAACATGAAACAGTTCATCACATTAATGGTGATAGAGCTGATAATTCATTAGAAAATTTGCAACTACGTTTTGGGCAACATGGTCCTGGGGTAGTACTGCAATGTATAGATTGTGGAGGGCACAATGTTAAAGCAATATCCCTGTAAGTACGGACGTTCTATGTAAGGAGTCACTATGAATACAGACAGTAAGATAACAAAGTACTTTGACAGATTTGCTGCCTTCTTCGGCTCCATCAAATTCATAGCTGGTATGTCTGTATTCGTATTGGCCTGGTTCCTATGGAATATATTCGCACCGACTGGTCTAGAGTTTGATAAATATCCGTTTATCTTTATGACACTGCTTCTTTCCCTTCAGGCATCATATGCCGCGCCGATTATTCTGTTCTCACAGAACAGACAAGCGGACAAGGACAGGGAAAAATTTGAACTGGATCTGGCAGCTGATCTGAAATCCGAGAAGATGCTTGAAAAGATAGCGTCAAAACTGGATATACCTCTGGAGGACAAAGATGCCTAGTTCAGTTCCCGGTATGAACAACATGATGTACAATCCGCCTGTAGGACAGCAGGGCTCTGTCACCCAATACGGTGGCGGAGGAGGAATGCCTATTTCCGGCTTCCGTTCCATCCTTGATGCCCGACTGGCAGCAGCTACAGGAAAAACACCGGAAGCACAGTACCCCGATGGATACCTGGGGTCTGTTATCGACAGACGACAGGACAAGTTACTTCAGACTGTACGAAACAATGCCCGCAGCTATACCCGAGGAGTTCACAAGGGTTCCAGAATATCCGCAACTGATTATTTCTGGCCTGATGATCTCACCCCTTATTCTTCCCTGGAAAGACGGATGTCAGGGGACAAAAAGAAATTTGCTGCTTCTGGAAATCCACTGGAAAGACTTGCTCATGGTGGTAAGTACATAACCAATGAAGAAGCCAAGAAATTTGCACAAGAGCTTAATATAGCGGTTGACCCGCAAATGAAAGTTGTATCTCCTCAAGTAAGAGAATTTCATGCCAAATTCAATCTCCCTGGCTGGAGTGCATCAGGAAGCGGGTTGAGTCTGTAGTGCAGAAACAGAATACAAACTATGATCCGGACAAGCGTCAGCAAGAGAACAACACCATATACAACTGGACACGGCCTTTTCAGTCCATGCAGGAACAGCTTGTACAGCAGCAGTTGTTAGACAATGCTACCGCTGAAGCTGCTAACAGAAGACCTCCTATTCCTAACATAGGAAAGATACCCAACAGATTCGGTTATCCCACCGAACCTCCGGGAATAGCCGATATTCTGGTAGTAGACGATTCCTTTGCAGCACAGTTCGGGGATTTCAGTGGTACAGAAGGTGGCTACTCTGGTACTTCCTTCCCACAAAACCCGTCACTTCCTTAAGGAATTTACTATGGCAGCAAAGAGAGCGGTACCTACCGCCAGACGTGCTACAGATAAAAGAACTGTAGGCACAGCAAAGAATCCCAAGAAAGTAGCAGCGCCTTCAGCGTCTTCTTATAAGGCACCAAAACCTGTACAGGTTACCAAGAAGTCAGCGGGAAGACCGAAGAAAGCGAGTTAACATGGCATATCCTCCACTTAGATCAATGAACAGATCCCTTCATGAGGGAGCCACTGATGGACGTTACAAGAAGGTCCGTCCGGACACCGAGTGTGCTGTGACAGATGACGCTGTGAAGAACCTCACATACGAAACCCGTGATGATATGAGTCTTCCGTACTACGGTATAGGTATGAAGCGTCTCATGACTGTTCCAGGTGGACCACAGAATGTGGAAACCCCGGATTATTACGACAACAAGTTGCAGCAAGAGGTTAACAGCGGTATCCTCGGACGCACCTGGTAACACATTTTCAAGTTTGTACTACAGCCCCTGAGTTGACAGATGTCTCTCAGGGGCTGTACTCTTGGGCCTTGTTGTTACAGAACCAAGACATTCTTGCTCTGCGGCAACAGTCCTTGTTGTCTATAGATTGGACTGCCATGTCCAGTAGTTACGGATTGAGACGTGTAATTTCCGCCTTGGCCATCATGTCGGTTTTCACCATCGGCGCCATTGCTGTTGCCCCCTCTTCGGAAGCGGCTGCACTGCCCAAGGGAATCATAGCCCTGCATTATGCTTCGGCACACAGAGGAGATCCTTATGTGTGGGGAGCCAAAGGGCCTCACTCATTCGACTGTTCCGGCTTGACCTGGCGCGCTTTTCAGGCTGCCGGGCATAAGTGGAAGTACCATACGGCACAGGGCCAGTACAACCTTGTACGGCACATAAGCCGGAAGAACCGCAAGCGCGGGGACTTGGTATTCTTCCATTCCGGTGGTAGCGTCTACCACGTTGCCATCTACGCAGGAAACAACTACATCTGGCATGCTCCGCACACTGGTGCCAAAGTACGCAAGGAAAAGATGTGGACACAGAACGTATGGTACGGACGAATCAGGTAGAGTCATGAAAACCACAATCAAAGGAATGCACATGTTCAAGTCTATTGCTGCTGTCACAGTCGCAGGTGTTCTTTCTCTCGGAGGTATTTCCTCCGCTCATGCTTCTTCGGTCAACTGGGATTCCATCGCACAATGTGAATCCGGAGGTGACTGGAGTATTAATACCGGAAACGGATTCTATGGCGGACTACAGTTCACCGAGAGCACCTGGGATGCTTACGGCGGACAGAACTACGCTTCCCGTGCAGACTTGGCCACACGTACCGAACAGATTGCCGTAGCCGAAAAGGTACTGGATAATCAGGGTATCGGTGCGTGGCCATACTGCGGACCACGCGGATATGCCTCTTCCCGCCCTTCTACGGGGTCCCAGAGCGCCCAGAATCGCTCCCCTGTAAAGATTGTCCACCCCGCTTCTCCCAAGCGCTCACAGAGGCTTACAGCGGCTTACGTGAACGCCACGTGTTCTGACGTTTCCTACGGCCCTTACACAGTGAAGTCCGGGGATACGCTGAGTCGGATCGCAGCTAAGTACACCATGGCGTTCGGAGGTCATCTGGTCACCTGGGAGATGATCTACAAGGATTCCGACAATGCCAAGACCATTCTTGATCCCGATCTTATCTACACCAGTGAAGTCATCTGCATTCCCTTTGGTGTGGGTATGATGAACTGATGAAAAACCCTTACTCTGCCTTGAAGAGTAAGGGTTTTTCTGTTAACATGAAGTAGTCAAACCAAACGAAATACAAAAAGGACTACCATATGACGGATACATTTGATCCCTACAAGGACAAATCAGTACACAAAACAGGTCTTCTCGTATGCTGGCCCTGCCATGTAATAGAGGAGATTCCCGATTATGATCCTGATAATGCTGATAATGATCCGCGAATAGGTTATATAGTCACTGCTCATCTCAGAAGACATCCTTCATATGAAGACCGCAATATTCTCGAATGGATGGCGCTGGGATTTGTTCCCACCAGACATTTCAAAGACCCGCAGTACAAAAAGCAGATCATAGACCAGATTCTTGCGGGTAATGGCAAAACAGGTTTCGATCAGGAGTTCTACGATACACAGAACACCTTCAAAGAGGAGGCTCTGGCCTGTTACCGGAAGCACAACCGTCCGGCATTCAACTCCAATACCCAGCCCAAGTGCGCTGACTATCTCAGTAATCATATGGAGATAAAGCCCAATACTTCCAGAGAACGCAAGATAGCCGGACTTCCTACATATGATGAAACAAAGATAAAGAAAGTATTCATATGTGAGCATTGTCCTTATCATCAATCGGTAAAGGTAGCTATAAGAAAGTAATTATGATGAAATTGAATACAAAAGGAACAATTGTTTCAGCTGTTTATGCTGTATGTGCTTTATTGTTGCTTGTATTTCAATTTCATAATGTATTAGGTAATATAGAATCAGACTTTCTTCTAGGTGCTCCGGCCTTTATTGCGGGACACATATTCATCACAAGAAAATTCGAAGCAACACACGAACTGATAAGAAACAAGGAAAATATAAATGACCGTTGATCTAGAAGAACTGCAAAAGCAGAGGGCAGCAGAACTGCTTGCAGAGCGCAGTGCTTCCCAGGAAGTGATAACCGCCTTCCTTGTTGTGCAGACTACAGACGGACAATGGGTTGCCTACCATGATTTCGCGGACAAGGATCTGTCCATGCACAGAGCGGCCACCATGGATGATATTGTCGGTGGCTGTGCAAATGTCACCATGGGCTGCCAGGTTCAGCAGACCGCCATGTCTTCCATGATCATGATGGAGCAGCGCGCCATGCAGATGCGTCAGCAGCAGGAAGCATCAAAGGTGGCTTCCCTTATCGATCCTACTAAGTTACGGGTATAATCATGGGAATTTACGGACAGGACTGGGCCAAATACCAGGGAAGTTCTCCTTCCACCAAAGGAATAGACTATGTATTCCTGAAAGTCACCGAAGGACTTGATTACGAAAGTCCTACCTGGAAGACGCAGTATGCCGATGCGGCAAAAGCCGATCTTGTCATAGGTTTCTACCACTACCCGCATATGGCGAACAGCCCTAAAGAAGAAGCGGACTATTTCCTTTCCAAGGTGACTCCCAAAAGGGGTGAACTCGTCGTACTGGACTGGGAAGGCTATGACGCAAGTAACACAAAGGTTTCCAAGAGTGTCCAGCGCATATACAAGGATGCTTTTCTGAAATACCTGAAGTCCAAGCTTCCGGATAATCCTGTGGGAATGTACTGCAATGTGGATTACTGGACAAACGTGGATACCACAAGTTATTACGGAGATTTTCTGTGGATAGCCACAGCAGGAAAGGGCGTAGGTTCTCCCGGAATTAAAGCAGCGTGGAAATTCCACCAGTATTCCACTTCTGGTGGAATAGACCATGATTACAGCACATTCGCTACAAAGGACGCCCTGAAGACATGGGCACTATCATTCGTAACCTCGGAGGAAGATATGGCAGTAACACAGGCAGATGCAGAGCTTATCGCCAAGACCGTGCTCACTATGGACGGAGTCATTGCGGCTCCTGCCGATGCACCTGACGCAAAGACAAATCCTACATGGCAATTGCAGTCCTACATCAAGGATCTCGACGCACGTCTGCGTGTTGTTGAAACCGCTGTTGCAGCTATCAGTACACCAGTTGTAGACGTTGACGCGCTGGCAGCCGCAGTTGTCAAGGCTATCGGCAAGGATCTGTCCAGCTAATCCAATAAACCAGGAAAGGGAATCCCGAAGAACAACAGGGATTCCCTTTTTCTTATTTCTACTGTAGGATACTTATATGAACGATATCCGAATTTCAACAGGGGCAAGCAGCTATTTCAGCCGTCCCTCACATACGCTTGACTACCACCTGTTCTCCTCCGATGAAAGAATACTGCCTGATGTCCGACAGAATCTACTGGGCTTGCTGCTTGATTATCTGCGCAGTAGGTATAGTGAGCCTGAGTTATGGACTATGGCTTGGCTGGCAGGTTCGGGAATTTCTTATCAGTGGTCTGCATCTCGCGGAAACGGTGATCTCGATGTACTATTCGGGATCGATTACTCTGAATTTGTAAACCGAAATCCTGACCTTCGCTATTACGATCGTCATGAACTGGCAGAACTCATCACGCATGACCTGAAAATCAACCTGTGGCCCATCACTGCTGATACCTATTTCAACGGTCAGTCCTACGAGGTAACGTATTTTCTCAATGACAATGTTGAAGCCTACCCTGATTCCATAGTCCATATTCATCCCTATGCCGCATACAATCTCACCAAAGATGAATGGACTGTTCATCCGCCAAAACTTCCTGGTGATCCTCACGCGCTCTATCCTTCCGAATACTACAGCCAGGCACAGGCCAACAAAGATGCCGCACAGGCTCTGTGGGACAGATATAACGTTCTTCGGTCAGAAAGAGCCTTCATAACTCCCGGTACTCCCCAGGAGGTCAACAACAAGAGACATATGGAACTTGTGGTGAATCAGGCGCGGAACCTTTTTGACGCACTCCATCTGGGAAGACGTAATGCTTTTTCCGATCAGGGGGAAGGTTATGGTGACTTCTACAACTTCCAGTGGCAATCCGCCAAGGAATCGGGAATAATAAATGCACTCAATTCGATGATAAACAAGGAGAGCTAAATGGGTGACAGCTGGGGTAATCATGTAGCCATAGTGGTCAACGGTGTTCTGAGACAGCCGAATGATTCATCGGTCATCATTCCCGGTCTTCTTGTATACAAGTCCCTGGTAAAGGATCACAGGGTATCCCTGATCATAGACAGTGCAGCAAAGGAAAAGGTCCAGTACTGGCTTCTCATGAATTCTCTGACTGATCATGTCAATGAAATATACTGGGAAGAGACTGATCCCGAGGATACCGCAGAGCGCAGATTAACACAGGTGAACAGACTCAGAAGACAGGGTCCGCTGTCTCTTGTCTATGAATCCGATACAGAAGCCGCTACCGCACTGCTTCTGGCACAGATTCCCGTATTCCTGTTTCTTCATCCTCAGTACACACATCCGGATTTCCGCCCAGGCCATTCCACAGAAGTAACACCCTGGTCCCAGTTGCTGGCAGAGAAGGTAAGACAGCAGGAAGCCCGAGCAACTGATACCAGACTAAAAGAATTCTAATTCTCTACAGGAGAAAACATGCCCGCTAATATTCCGGAAATGTCAGCCATTAATCATCTTGGCGGGCAGTTCACACACAACGTATTTTCCAATGTTCAGAAGACCGCAAATGCTGCGAGTAAGAATTTTGCGGCGCAGCATTCTGTACAGGTGAACAGAACCGCTGCTAACCGTGAGAAATTCGCACAGAGTGCTGTTCAGGGAATCAAACAAGGGCGTACAGCCTACGTCAAGGATCAGGCCACACAGCAGAGAGCTACAACACAGGCAGCAAAAGCTCACGCTGCCGGGGTCAAGTCTGGTAGAGTGGCACCGGAACAGGGTGCTGCACCCCGTACATTTGCCATGAAGACGCCTCCTCAGGGCAAGGCCGCAGCCAGTATGATGCAACAGCAGAGAAATTTTGCCCACGGAGAAGCCCTCAAGTTCCAGCAGGCACAGTTCAAAACACAGATGCAGCAGAGAAACAACGCCCATACAGAAGCTCTTAAGGAAGCCAATCAGAGAGGGAAAGTAATCAAAGGAGAAGTAATAAAGTCTGTTCCCACACCTCAGGTAAAGGCGCAGAAGATATCTCCCACTACTTTCTCCAGTCAGCTGGCTCCTCAGAAGCCTCTTGCAAGCCCTAGAGGGGCTACTACAGCCACTTTCAGTTCTCCTGAAGGGAAAAGTACGCCCATGACTCCGCCAGGCGCTCAGAGGGCCGTTACAGGGCCTCAGTTCTCCGATGTGTCCGCCAAGAACAACAGCCCCTTTCCCACACATCAGCACCCAGCCGGTTCTTCCAATCAGATTCTTCCCTCACTTACTGCCGATCAGCCCAGAACCAATGAATTCACTGTTGGTTCACGCGCGGCTGTACCAGGAGGAATAGCGGCCAGAGGTTCACAACTGGAAGCCTGGGCACAGACAAAGTCCATGGCTGTGAAGGCACGACGTGCCAGCCAGCAGGCTGGGGGAAGAGACAGAAGTCTGGCAAATACCGCCAATGAATGGGAAGCCGCAGCAAATCAGCCGTTGCATAAATTTTCGGAGTAATTAATTGAAACTGTACTTCCAAGGTTCACATCTCCCCACATACCGTAACCTCATAAAGGAAATGGATGTGGGGAGCAGTTCCTTGTCTTATCTAGGATTACGCAATCGTACCAATTTCAACAACCCCTGGAAGATATCCAAGTATTTTCCCGAAGGACATTCACTGTTCGTGGATTCCGGGTGCCAGGTTCTCAACACGGCAAAAGAACAGAAGTATACAAATGACGAACTGAGAGAGATAGCGGAGCATTATTATGGGTGGGTGGCTGACAATATCGACCAAATCGAACTCTACTCGGAATTTGATGCTCTACAGCTCAGTACTCAATATCTTGAGACACACAGAGAAATACTTAGAGGGCAGTTATTTGATAAATTCCTTCCTGTATGGCACCCAGGAGGAGAAAAAGATGAAGTGGCAGCTCTGCACGAGTTGGGTGAACGATTCGGAAAGGTCGGAATTGCTCAGACTACTCTCAACGGAAGAGATCTCGTCCTTGTGCTCAATAGAATGGCATCAAGGGGCATTGCACTTCATGGATTAGCCATGACCAAGCAGGACATCATGCAAGCAGTGGACTGGACTTCTGTTTCTTCTACTTCCTGGATATCTCCGCAGAAGTACGGTTCCACCTACGTGTGGTCGCACGGACAACTGAAAAGCTATTCCAAGGACCAGAAGGAACAGGGACGACGCAAAGAAAGATTTGTCATAGAAGCAGCTGGCTTTGACATGGAAAAGATACTGAGGGAAGATTCAAAGGAATTACTCAGACTTTCCCTGTGGTCCTGGTCACAGTTTCTGGACTCAATCAATGCTAAAAAACACAGAGGAGTAACTACAACAGTGTTTACCCCCACTGATGGTATTTCAGAAAATGAAGGAGACGCAGTTGGTGGTGTTCTTGCACCTATCCAGAACAGAGTACCAACTGCAATACCGCGTGATCCGTCTCAGAGACGCGTGATTCCCCTTATTGATTTCGATTTCAGTACAGAGAAAAAGCGCAACAAAGCAACAGGTGAACTGGAGGATGTAGAGGTTCCCACAGTAAAGATCCGCAGTGAATCCATGCGGATCTGCGACACCTGTTTTCTTGCCCAGAAGTGTCCGATGTTCGAACCCAATTCAACCTGCGCTTACGATATTCCCATCACCATCCGCACAAAGGACCAGGTTCAGGCACTGATGGATTCCCTTGTGGAAATGCAGGCTCAGCGTGTTATCCTGATGAAAATGGCAGAGGACATGGAGGGCGGACACGCAGATCCTATTCTTTCCGGTGAGATAGACCGTGTGATGAGACTGCTGAAAGTAAAGCATGACATGGAACAGGAAGGCTTTTCTCTTACTGTTACAGCCAAGCAGCAAGGGCAGGCAGGAGTTATGGACAGGATATTCGGAGAAATGACAACGGATAAGTTCAGAGAACTTCCTGCGGCTACAACCCCTGAGGACATAGTAGAAATATATGACGTATAACGAGGAGCAAAGTGCCCAGCGTAACTATCACGGATGACAAAGGCAAAACCGTGAATTTCAGTGTGACGGATAAATCAGATGCGATAAGACAGCTCTCCTCCCGCTTGCTCACTACCGCGTCACGTACCAGTGTGGCCAAGGTTCTGAATGAGTGGTTGACCACCAGTATGAAGAAAGATCTCAAGTTGCATATACGCTCTGAGACCGTAATTATCAAATACGCCGATTAAGGAACAATAGTAACTACATGACTGAGCAAGTTGAGGAATATGACACTGACGAGTTCTTTGAGGACGAGTCAGAGTTTTTGAGACATTACGAGTTTGACGATTTTTTAAAGCCCTGTCCTGGTTGCTTTGGTACCGGACTTGACAGAGAACTGGATTCCGATTGTCTAACATGTTGGGGAGAAGGCGTTGTCTGAAATTACCAGTGACCAGATTTTCGATTCAATGGTGGACGATCTTCTTTCCGGAGAAGGTCTGGTGGCGGAATTCGATTCAGGTCTTATTCTGTCTGCCTATGATCTTGACAGAATAGGCATAACAATTGATGAGCCAGGTCACACTGTAGATATAGTAATCACCGGAGAACAGCTTGATTATCTCCATCTTTTCCTGGAAGCATTGCATGCGGCAAGACATACGGTAAAAGATATAGACTGGGACGCGGAATTCCCTCAGAATCCCGACCAGACTTTCTAGCGTAATCAACCAAAAACCCCTACCGGAATTCCGGTAGGGGTTTTCTATTTCTATATAGAACGTTGTGCTTGCCCAGATTCATTGCTCCAAAGTTTCACATGGTGCCCCTCCATATCCCATGGAGTCTTTTGGAATTGGGTCCACATAAGATTGAACAAGGACAACGTACCGATCAACTCTTCTCGCGCTTTACCCTCCGCACTGTATGTTTCAATGAACGCGTCAGGACTGATATGCACATGAGGATCATTCATTACAGTTTGCGCAACCGTGATGATTGCGGCATCTCGCGTAATGTCTCGCATGTCTGCTACATCTCCCTATTTCCCCATACAAGGTATAAACCCGACATTCCAGGGCAAATATAAAATGGCAGCCCTGGTACCAATCCTGAGTGTGCCAACTGGCCTGACACGTGGCCCTTAGAGCGCAAGCGCTCTGTTTGATGTCCCCAACCTATCCAAGTGTTGGGGACTTGTCAACACCTAGAACATAGGCTTCTGTCCTGTCCTCTCCTCATGTGCTGCCTCTTGCTTACTGCGGAAGATCTCAGGTCCCGTAAGTCCGCAGACAGGGCACCGATAGCTTTCCGTACGAGTTGCACATGTCTTGCAGTGTTCCATACTTGCCCCTTCTAAGGCTCTGTGCGCCCGTGTGAGCGCCTGAGACAGGAGACTAGCACCGTTTCCCCTCCTTGTCTCTGCCAGGCTCTTAGACAGCCTCTGACGTGCAGAGTTGACAGTATGAGGGCACCCGCGTACTGTTCTCCATGTCGCCACGAATGGCGCACAGTACGGAGGTAAGGACATGACGAGTGCCCACGGCAACACTGGCGAGACTGTCAACATGGCTGAGCACGTTATAGACGTGGCGACAGACAGGGGAATTCCCTTCCGCGTAGTGTACGGTAGGCGTCAGTACAGGGACGGCAGTTACAGCACACAGCCTGTAATCTCCTTCTACGACCGACGTTATGCCGGTAACAAGGGATTTGACGCACACGGACAGTTCGTGTCAGACTATGACGTAGAGAGTATGCTAAGGCGTCACAGCGGTTATGCGCTGGATCTTGACAGCGGCGTACCCAACTGGTCAGTTGACGCGTCCAGCATGGCGCTGGTCAAAACCTGGCTGGTTCACATCTTCCTCGCTCGCTAGATCTATCCTCCACTATCGTCTAGATTCAATATGTTGTCCGGTGCACAGCGCGGAAAGGATTGGCACCAATGCCTACTGCGGAATTGCAGCAGTACATCAATAGCAAGCCCAGTGGTCTGCCCACGGTATTCCAGGGTGACAACTATTTGGCAGTCACAGAGGAAGTCATGCTAGATCTCATCATGACCGCAGACGTGAGTTTCGTTGTCAGCGTCATGCTGAAATGGTTCGGTGGGAAGGACTACGCCGATAGGCTCGGCGCCTTTGTGATCACGGAGTACGATGGTCCCGTAGGAACCTGGTATACGTGGACTTACCGCGAGTAGAGGGATTTAGGGGCTCTCAGGTAATCTGAGGGCTTCTATGTCTCCCTAATACGGTGGGAGCGGAGAAAGGCAAGTCATGTCGGATTTCTATGATCTCACGGTTGTATTCCAGTCTCCCAAGACTGAGAAGATGACTTTTCCCGTGCACCTTTCCCGGATCAAGCAGGTATGGTACAAGGCCATCCGAAAGGCTGTGCCCACGTACACTCAGGAGATCCCGTACTTTCACACGCTGATCCTGTCACTGGATCAGGACCCTCATAACGCGGAAACCGCTATGTGGGCCCTGGCAAACGCAGAGTACACCATTGTTTCGGTGGTGGCTACGGATCTGTACGGTTCCGATGAACTGACAGAGGAGTGGCGTGCGGATGTTGCCGATGTCTCCGCACTGTTCCATGCGATCCACAAGGACACTCCGCGTTATGAGGCGTACATCGCGTACGTTAAGGAATACGATTTCGACCCCAGCATGGGGGAGAACAGTTGGGGTGACAATCATATCGAGGGAGCTTATGATTCCCTTGAGGATTTCGCGATGGAATATACTTTCGATACTGCCGAAAGTGTGAAAAGGTATAAGGGAGCCTACGGTTCCTATACTACCGAGGAAGTGTCGGTAATGCAGGCTCTTCCGGATTATGTCTCCATTGATTGGGAGGATACCGCCAATAATCTGGCCGATGACTTCCTGTTTGCCGGGCACAACGGAAGCACTCACGTTTTCCGCAGTAACGTCTAGTCGGGGATTGACAGTTCTAGTCATATCCGATAGAAATATCGGGTGTGGCTAAAGCTGGCAATAGGCTGGCAGTAATGAGAAAGGCACAACAATGCAGGAATACCGGAACCAGTCTCCCGCTGATATCCGCTACGGTGACAAGGTAGTGGACGCTCTTGGGAGGGAATTCTGGGCACATTCGGACGCTACGGTTCTCGGCGGGGATTATGAGGTGATGGGTGCCCTTGTCTCCAGTCCTGACGATTACCGGTATTTCACACTGGACAAGGATTCTCTCGTCACCATTTCCTTTGTCCTCGAACAGGAATATTTCACACTGGACGATCAGGCGTAACGTTTAAAACTTCACAGAATTAAAAGGCTATACCTCTTATTCACTAGAATAAGAGGTATAGCCTTTTTCTATTTCCAGGAGTATTCCATATGAACAGCCAAGATCCCAAAAGTCTGTGGGACAGAAATACCTGTCTTAGTGCGGCTCTCTCCGCGTTACTGGCAACGGCCGTAGCTCTGGCTGTGTGCGCCTTTCGCGGAGAGAGTGTGGCTCTGGGTCAACAGGTCCCTGTTCGCGTCTCACAGAGCCGTACAGCGCCCTTCTCAGCCGTGAACGGAGGTGAGTAAGAGTGCCATACGAAATCCGTAAGGTCAAAGGCGGTTACAAAGCCGCCCATAAAGGGACGGACAAGACTTTCAGCAAGCACCCGCAGAGCAAGGAGACTGCGCGCAGACAGATTCAGGCCATAGCCATACATACACACGAGTTCAGCCATGGAGCGGGCCGTTAAGGGGTCTGTGTGCCTCTGTGAGCCCCTTTCAGCCCTCAGGTGACCTAGGAGACCAGTACGCTAAACGATCTTCTCAGAAGGCCACACAGCCCTTCTTTGTACCTGCTACAAAGTTCTGATGTGTTCATGCCAAATCAAGTACAAACAAAAAAGCCCCCGCACTCCCATTGCTGAGAATACGGGGGCTTTTCTCTGCTCTAGAAAAACTCGTCATCATCGTTGTCCAGAAATACTATGAGGACTGCCACAACGAGGATGACGCTTACGTAGGCCACTGCTACCCACATGGGAAACTCCTATTCACGGAAGAGAATTTTGCCGTTCTTTTCACAGATGTTACTTGCGCTCTTGTCCACCGAACCATGGGCCATATGAACGCAGTCGTAATGAAATTGATTGTCCAGCGTGATGGGAATTAATACAAACCCGTAAATCACCGTAATGATTAACATCCCGATTGCCGCACCCAAGCAGAACAAGTTCAGTCTACTCATTTCCTCACCTCTCGAACAGACTTCTGATGTGTTCCTTGCTCCATCCCATGAAACTCAAGGATGCTGTGATGAGCAAGGCCATAACAGCCATACCCACGGCGAGGGAAACCAGAACAAGAAACAGTTTCCAGAAAGCAAGAACACACAGGTTGATGATAAAGAATACCGCGCCAACCGTAATCCCCCGGTAAACAGCTACAGTAATTTCTTTAATTCCCCTGCAAACAGCTGTGGTCAGTTTTTTTTTTTTTTTTTTTTTTTTTTTTTTTTTTTTTTTTTTTTTTTTTTTTTTTTTTATATTTTAGAGGAGATTGAGTGATAAGCAGAGTGTTTGGAGTGGAGCATAAAGAA